CTGCAAGAAATGCCTTTGGCATTTTCTGCATCCGAGCGGGGTCACCCTTCGTTCAATCTTGTCAAAGATAAACTGTTTAGTCTTTTTTCAAAAGACAAATACTATTTTTATAAAAGAAAACGGGATGTGTACAATTATTATTGTAAATACATCAAACGCAAAATGGGCGTTGGACTTGTCCAGCGCATTATGGAACATCATGATTGGTTTAATGTCGATCTTAAAGATTTGAAGCTCGCAACTCAGTTTGCTGAAGCTCATCAATCTGATTCATCATATGATTCTGAATGTCCTTATGGAATTGAAATTTGCTATCTCTTGCTTTATTTTCAACAATTCTATGATTCATTGTCAGATTCTGATAAATTTATTTATACTACTCATAAAGAACAATTTGAAAAATATCATGAAACTGAATTAAATAATTTTTATTCTAGTGCTACACTTGAAAAATTTATTTATGGCTATAATGATCCTTTTATTTTTAGCTGGTTCAGTTGTCTTTCTATTTTCCTTACTCTTCATTTTATGTCAATTATTTGCTGGCCTGCATATATTGTATATAATTTTTGGGTTGTAGGTGCTTTTGCACCCCTTATTGGTGGTGTTGTTTATTGCCGTAATATTTTCTTTCAAAATTTATTGAAACACCTTTTGTTTCGCGGCATTGGTAAATGGATGTTTTTAATTGTACCTGTTTTACTTATATCAGTTGCTATTCTCTATCAGAAAGCATTTAAGAAAACAGCTATTATTGAAAACGGTAAAATTAAGGTTGTTAATCAAGCCTCGGAGAATACTACTTCTTCTCATAATCGTTTAGAATCTAAAATCTACTTGTGTGTTATGGCTTTAAGTGCTTGCTCTGCCTTGTGCTTAAATTATAAACCTCTTGCCCTTTTTAAAAATTTTTTAGACTTCATGAATATTGCTAAATACTTTGGTATTGCTTTTAGTGAAGATTGTTCTATTGAACATTGTCATAATTTTAAAAAAGGACATGTTGGCTTATGTCATAAACATGCATATGATCAAACCGTTAAGGTTTGTAAAGATTTTGATTATGAAAATCTTGATGTTTTAGATGTCCAAGAACGCTTGGCTGATTACGTTAAAGATTTTCAAAAGAAAACTTTTGTTAAAAATAAAATTGTCGTTCCTGACTATTTTAAGAAAACTCCTCCTTGGTTCCAAACTGCAATTTGTCAAGAATTGGGTTTAGACCTTTCCAAAACTATTAAACACACTATTGAAAAACCTTCTTTATTTGTTATTGTTAAAGTTAATCCTGTCACAAAAGATTATCGTTTACAATTTTCTAATGAAGATCCTGGTAATAAATTAATCGTTAACACTTGTGCTCAACGTTTTGTTCGTTCTACTGAAGTACTTAATGAAACACCTGTTGTTAATACACCTATAGTGAATCCTGATAATTTGATACCTTCTAAGGAAGAATTGGATAAGCATGAAGATGCTATACCTGTTCTTAATCAATCATCTCAAGATCAAACAGAATTACCTAATTTATTTGAGAATGTCATTAGAAACATGCCTTATGTTCCTTATGTTCGTTCTGAATATTTACCTACGCGTACTGAAGAAGATGGATCTATTTTTCCAAATCCTAAGGCTATGAAATATATGAATACAGCTTATGCTGTTAATTTAGCTTGTCACGAAAATTTGACTAATATTTTTCAACCTGAAGATTTTTCTAATGATGCTGCTTCCGATATGGAATTGCAAGAATTATTATATATGATCTATACTTTAGAATTCGCAAATACTGGTGTTGGTGATGGTGGTACATTTTGGTATTTTATGCAACAATGTCTTGTACATAAAAATCTAAATCTTTGTCACCCTATTGCCGCACTTGATAGAGATGGACGTAGTCCTTCTCCTCCTCCTTCTCCTATATCTTCTCTTAATCGTATTCATTTGACTAGAGATTTTAGTCAAGAGCTTATGGTTGGTGAAATTAATTTTGATCCAGCTTTAACTCAAGCTGATTTTGAGGATTTTCTTCAAGAAAATCCTGAGTATAGGGATTCAGAAAATCAAGCATTTTATAGTGCTTATTTACCTAATGATATTCGTATGTTTAAACCTAATACAGATGATTGTTTTGTTACAAATATTCTTGAATTTTTAAATATACCCAAATATCTTTGGTGGTATGGGGCTGCTGTTATTTTTTGTTGTTCTGCTGGTCTTTTAATGTATTATTACAATAAACCCAATGAAAACGAAAATGAATCAACACCTCTTACTTCACAATCTAGTTGCCCAACCTTTATTTCTACTGGACGTTGTCAAGCTAAACGCGGAACATGTCCATTTCAACATCCTCCTGCTACTGAACATAGTAATGAAGCTATTGAAAAGCCATCAGATGTTTTTGATGCACTTGCAAAAAGTTTCAGGGAAGATATACAAAATGAAGGTAAGGGTGATTTGGTTCAATATAGGCGTAAAGCTGAACAATGGCGTGAAAAAACTCGAAGAGAAGATGAAGATCAATCTTCCACAGTTCGTCCACCCAAAATTGTTCCTTGGCGTCAGTTTGTTTTTTACGATTTTTCCACTGTTGATATGAAGAATTTCTTTACTGAATTGTCTTCTTTAACTATGGTTAAAAGAGAAAATGATAGATTTTTATATGTAACGGCTAAAACTTATTATGAATATGAAAATTATCGTAAAGTTGGTTACAAACCTATTATTACTCGTCGTGAAGCTCAAGAACCTGCTTATCGTACATTTATGTCACCCATAACTTTACAAACGTTACCTGAATTGAAACCTCATATTAAATCTGTAATATATCCAAAGTATGATAAAAATGAAAATTGCGATATTTGCAATATTGATTCATATCACACTGTTTTACAGGCTTTTTATCAAGGCAAAATTCAACCTTACAAAGCTGTCGCTGAATTTCTTTCTTATTATAGTCCACACACACATGGTTCTGCAAATGTTGTTTATGCTAGACGTGATTATGATCACAATAGTCAAGAACAATCATTGTTGCAAGTTTATAATGCTGAGAAAATTAAGCGTCAACAAAACGGTGAAGATACTACTTCTGCTCGTATGAATATACAAGTCGAATGTAGTGAAGAAATTTATATTGATGATGATGAAATATTTATTGAAGATGTTAAAGTCGAAGAAGATATTCCATTTAAAGTTCAAGCTGAAGCTGCTCTTGAAGCTGCTGAATTGGTTATTGAAACTCAAAAAATAGCTAATAAGGCTAATACTGAAGCTGCTCGTGCTAAACATAAATATACAATTCTTAAAAATCCTAACCCTAAAATACCTCCTTTACGACATGAATTTAAGTTGAAAACTCAAAATAGATATGATCTTTTAGATGAAACTCAACCTATCTCTCCTGTTGTTAGAAGTATTGTAACGCAAGCTAAACTTGGTTTAACACCCTCGTTTAAAGATAATACAAAAAATGATGCCACTCTTCATTATGATGGTGGCAAATTAATTAGTGGTGCTATTATAACTCCTGGTGCTTGTATAACAACTTATCATTCAATGGTTAATGCTCAAGGCGTGCCTTTGATTACTGATTGGACAAAAGTTTATTTAAAGACTTATTTTGGTATTTTTAGATTTCCTTCTGAAAATGCTTATGAATGTGCTCCATCACTTGATTTAATGTTGTTATTTCCTATACGAACTACTGAACAGTTGTTATTAATTCCTAAGATTAAAGTTCGTTCGGCAAGACCTACAGAAGATTGTTATATGTATGCTGATAATATGACTCGAACGTCTAAAGTCGGTAAAACTGTCAATACTTCTGCTAATAATTGTACTACTAACCAAACTTGTTATGAAGTGTTTTATGATTCTGAACCTGGTCACTCTGGACACGGAGTCTGGTCTTCAGATGGTAATTTAATTGGTATTCACCGTGCTGGTGATAAAAATACTAAAAAATGTAATTATGCACTTCAAATCAAATCTGATATTGCATCCTGTATTTATAGCGGTTCTTCATTGAAAAGCTATTTGGATGCGTTATCAAAAAACTTATAAAATCCCATTCAATTCAAACATCCTCAGGACCATTTTTTCATATTGGTCATGTACATGTATTCCAAGATAAAGGTTTAAACACATTTTATCACAACAATGAGCTTTTAAAAATGGCTGAAAGCAATAATCATTTTATACCTTCAGACCATTATACTATGCCTGTTATCAAAGAATATATGGAAAACGATAATGTCAAGTATCATGTGCAACATTCATGGTCACCTGACTTACGTGCTTGGGATTTAGCCAAAAAAGCCTTTACTAGATTACACGAACGGGACATACTTTTTCAAGATATGTTACCTTTTGATGAAGTCATTAATTTGATGGAACGTGGATCTAGTTCTGGTTATTTATGGAAAAAACTCAAAAAACCCAAAAAAGGGGATGTTATCAATGATGAATTGGAACTTTTACGTTGTCTTTATGATCGGATCAAAAGCGGCGAAAATGTTCTTACTGTATTTCAAATGGCTCCGAAAGTCGAAATACGTTCTCTTGATAAATTATTGAATGCGGATTATTCAAAACGAAAACAAAGAACCTTCGTTGTCGGAGATGTTCTTTTTTATTTAGTTGGTGTCGGCCTCTACAAATGTCAAAACGATAATATTATGTCACGATGTTATCGCAGCGATGATTGGTGTGGGGTTGGTATCTCTATTATGAAAGGTGGATGGGATAGATTGGCCAATATTCTTCTCTCTGCCTCACAAACTTTTTCTGGACATGATGAAACTGCTATGGAAGCTTGCCTTCAAGGTGAACTTTATAAAGTTATTTATGATCTTAGAAATTCTCGTTTCAGTGGTGAGTCTAAAAAACTTGCTGACTGGTATACTTATAACCTCTGGTTTGGTTATGTTGTTGATCAAGATGGTGATGTTTTTCAAAAATGTTTCCAAAATCCTTCAGGACAATTTAATACTTTAACAGATAATTGTTTAGGCTTAGAGCTTAAGTTGTTATATCACTTGGCTCATAAAGCTGTTACTGTTCCTGAACTTATTAACTCATATACCCAATCATGTTTAAAAATTGTTGGTGATGATACTATAATACCTGATAACCCTAGATGGGATGGTGTTATGCAATCTTCACAACAACTTGGTTTTAATACTAAATTTGAATATACTAATGAACCACTTACAAACTGTAAGTTTCTTAACTTTGGTTTTGTTTATAATGAACATATGATGCAATGGACTTTTGAAGCCGATTATGATAAATTATTTGCTGGTCTGTTTTATTACAGAAAATCCAATTCATGGCGTTTAACTCTTGCTAGATTATTTGCTATGCGTATGTTGTTATTTAACAAACCTGTTCTTTATGAACAAGTTGTTTGGTACATATGTTATATTCTCGACAATCACAAACTCGATATGGAAAACGAAAAAGATATTGATAAAATCTTACCGATGGAATCATTAATGGGTCAATACTTAAGTCCAACTGAAATAGGCGCGCTTTTATTTTCAGTGGAATAAATTTGCATCCATGGATGCAAATTAAGGTGCTGTGCGCCTTTTACTCATGATGGTCGGAAAGAAAGCTAAAAAAGTTGTCAAAAAACAAGTCAAAAAAGCTGTCCGCAAGGAAGTTGTTAAAGACTTAAAAACAATCGCTAATTCTCGTGTTAATTCTAAAATCATGTCTGGTAATTCTAGCAATAGAATTCAAGGCAATGGTATTTATTCTTTACCTGATGCTATCCTTCGTGGAGGTAGTGTTATTAAAGATCTCGGTTTTGGTGGTAGAGATGAAGGTAGTGGTTTTGTTAATAAAGCTGTTACCCGAGGTACTACTGCTTTAGGAAATCTCTTAGTCCCTGGCTTTGGTGATTTTCTTGGTAAAGGTGCTTCTTCTCTTGCTAAATGGATTGGTTTTGGTGATTATCACCTTAAATCAAATTCTATGATGGCTAATTGTGGTAGACCAAATTTTGGTTCAAAGCCTGGTTCAATCCGGTTTGCATGGACAGAATTTGTTATCCCTATTAGTTATACTTCTAGTAACTTTCAATTACAGAATTTTTTGTTAAATCCTGGTAATCCTTCACTTTTTCCTTTTCTCAATACAATCGCTCAAAATTTTGAAAATTTTGAGTTTCATGGTTTAATTATGCATTATGATACTACTTCTTCTGTTGCCTTTTCAGGCAGTTCTCCAGCTGTCGGTCAAGTAACTATGGCTACTGATTATGATGTTTTAGATGTTAACTATCCCTCTATCCGTGATATGGAAGTTACCCTATTTGCTACTACAGAAGCCCCTTATGATGATCAATATCACGCTATTGAGTGTAAAAGATCACGTAACGTAATGAACACAATGTATATACAACCTTTCACACAAGTTTCTCAATTTCCTGATGATCCTCGATTTTCATGTCTTGGGAACTTTCAAATTGCTACTACTGGTATTCCTTATACTAGTGGTGCACCTGTAATTGGTAATCTTTATGTCACTTATGATGTATCGTTATCAAAACCTCAATTAGCCACTGGTGCAACATCCTCTGGTTATTCACAACACTCACAATGGGACAATGTCTCTAATGCTTGGGTTGCTGGTGGTCCTGCAAATTCTAATGGTGTTATAAGCACATCAAATTCTAGTTTAACTCCAATAACTATTACTGGTACTGGTTCAAGTACTACTGCTGCTTTACTCATTGATTTTACTGCCTCCGGCCTTACTGGAGCTTACATGATTAGTATTTTTGGAAATGCACTCACTGCTGCCACACTTGCTAGTCCTGGTAACTCTAATCCTGTTGCTACTGGTGGTTTAACCGTCTCAAAAGTTTCTACTGGTAGCACTATTCCAGCTGTTACAACCGGACCAACAAATAATCCATTTGCCGGTTTTAACAATAATTATTCTGTAAATCTTTTGGTGAAATTAACCTCTTCTGGTGCTGTTTCTCTTCCTGTGGCTTCTGCTGCTGGTCAACCAATGGTTTATGATATTTATATAGCTTCAATAGCTGGTGGTCCCCTTTCTGGTAAACGTTTTAATAAAAATCGCTCTCAATTGCAAATTGATGAAACGAGCAATCGTATCAATCAATTAGAACAAACGCTTAACCAGTTTCTTTCTTTAAAGAATTCTAAAGGTTTTTCTCCAGTTATTATTACAGAGCAGGAAGATGATGAATATGAAGCTGCCACTTCAACTGCAGTCAATTTTGGTGCTTACCCTAATTGTTCATCATCCACTCCTCCTCAACCTCTAAATAATGAAGGTGCTGTCACTAACTATATTTCAAATTTACGAAGACACACCTTATCATCATTAACAAAAAGTGAAAAACAGTAATTTTTTCTGTGAATTAGCTTCTAACCGTGACTTGTTAGTTTAATAAGTGTTTTCAATCACAAGGTGATTTCACTTTTCAAAAATTCCTTTATGCCTATCCTCAC